CTTCAGGCGACTCAAGAGAAGAACTTTTCAGCTCTTACTCCTGAACCCCTTCGTCCTTCGTACGAAGAACTGAAGCGTAAAGATCGTTCGGAGCAGATTACACTTTGGGTGGATCTGATACTGTCGGCGGTCGCTATTAGTTACAAACGACCACCGCCCCTCACCACACTGGTGCGAGTTGCAACGGTAATGTCATACCATGCCAAACGCAACAGGGGCGAAGCACTAGTGAAGTGTTGGGCTAATGACGCACGCCATCGCGCAATCATCGGCACATCAACAACACCAGTGAGCACCAGACCACTACACGCATTCATCTGGGACGGGTACCTCGAAGGGGACGAGAAAGAGCACTTTACTTTCTCGACCATCTCCAGGGCAACCCCACCTCCACCCACAAACCTGAAATTGGACAATCAGGCAGTAGATGAATGGCGAAGTAGAGTGACGTCTGTTCCCGAGTCCGTTTCACCTGCGACGCTGACGCGCCTGTACAAGTATGTAGTTAAACATGCTCAACAAGCCGCAGCCAGTCATGGCAGATGGGACCCGAACTGGAAACAGTTCGCCGCAATCCCGTCCAAGAACGCTTGTCTCGAGTTGTCAAAGTCCAAAGGTGGTACATTAGGATACATGCGCCACCTTGTGCAAGAGGACTTCACAAGACAGGTTCACGAGGCTCAAGAAGAGCTGAAGCGACAGGCCATTCCAGATAACTGGAATGACCCCAATCCTGCACATAGTGCGGTCGTCTTCCATGGCATGGACTTCCTTAGAAGTCGCCAAGTAAGGACGATCCTCACCAGGCCCAAGACCGGTGAAATCGCGACAGCAATTCAAGAGAAAGCATTCGAGCTCTTCACTAAGCACGAAGGCCCCCTTCCTTGTAAACCTATCATCGTGAGGACCCCAGGTGGTAAACGACGCGTTGCGACGCTCTCACCAGCATGGGCTGTTACTTGTGGAAAAGCACTATCATTACAACTCTTGAAGGTCCTAGCACACATACCTTCAGTACGAGACACCCTCTCGGGTGACCCCGGAGCCTTTCTTCGTCATGCGAAAATCGTATCGCACTCTGATCCTTCCATCTGGAGCGGTGACTTAACAGCCGCCTCAGACTTCATTAGTTTCAAAGTGGCAGAAACGATTATCGTCGCATGGGGAGTTGGGCTCGGCTGGAGCCGCGAAGAAATTCGTTTAGCACGAATACTCGCAGGCGCTCAAGCATTGCCGGACGGAACAGTCACGACACGGGGAGTAATGATGGGCTTACCACTTGCATGGCCAATGCTCTGTGAGCTCGTCAGCTTCGCAGCTTACGACGCCCTGAGGAACAAGACAACAGATAGAGACAAGCGCCCACAAGCCAGTGTTTGCGGTGATGATATCATATGCTTAGGAAGCAAACGATACTGCTTAGAAACGGCAGCGAACCTACGGAACTTAGGTCTCGTCATCAACGAAAAGAAATCCTACCTCTCGGACACGCACGGAGTGTTCACGGAACGTCTAATACGGACGATTCGCGGCACCCCGACTGGAGAAATCACAAGGAACCGTGATAACTCACTTCAGTACTACCACGAATACAGCATCCGATTCTACGAACCGGTCCGTATAGCGCAAGTAGTTGCGGCCAAGAAGATGGATCCCTCAGGTCGCCTCCAAGAACTGGAGGCGCCGCTTACACACACCCTTGGACCCAGCATCGAGCAATGCACTTCAGCTAAGAAGAAATGGCAACGAGAGAACGTACTTAAGGTCATGAAGACCCGTCACGCTCCGACATTGGCAAAACTCAAAGCCGCAGGCATCCCGCTCAACGTCCCGCAACCTCTCGGAGGCGCGGGAATCCCTGGGAACAAAGATGTACCGACGTTGTACCGTCTTGCGTTAGCACAATTCGCAAGACCCGGCATGAAAGATCGACCACCAATGCACTATTGGGGGCCGGTCGGCCGAGCAGCAAGTGCAGTTACCCATGAGATCTTACGACTGCCCACAACAAAAGAAGGTGTCAACCGCGGCAAAGCGATTGAAACAGCAACTTCGTTGTGGAACAGAAGTGAGATACTCAACGGGCGACTGCACAAGCGGCAGTACTTGTCAGTTGGACAAGTGGGGAATGCGTTCCAAAGCATAATCCGTCAAGAAGCAGAGAGAGCGAGAATTGCAGGACTCCATCCTGTAGCCAGAAGAAACATGGCACAGGTGGTCGAACGTTGCCTTACCAGAACAGATAAGGTACCGGTCAACCCAGTCCGTGAAATTCTCGAACACCTCGCCCCTTGGCGCCGAACGCTCGAAGGAAAGAGTACGCGTGAACCACTTCACAACGTACTCCCCCTTGGGCATAAGCGAACCACTCGACGAACCTAGAGTGGGGC